TATTGCTCGTGAGTATGAAGTAACACAGCTTGTACAGCTTTTACAAACAATGAGTCCTGAGTCTCCAATGTACCCAATGTTAATTGAGTCGATTGTAGATAATATGAACTTATCTAACCGTGAAGAAATCATTGCAGGATTGCGTCAAGCTAATCAACCTAACCCACAACAACAAGAGCTACAAGCGCAAATGGCCCAGATGGAAATGGCGAAGCAACAAGCTACGCTTGAAAACATCCAAGCCCAGACAGCAGAGATTGTGTCTCGTGTTCAGCAGAACAATGTAGAAACACAGCTTCTTCCAGAAGATGCAGAGACTAAACGTTTAGAAGCATTACTTAAAAATATTGGGCCTGATGCTGAAACTAAAGACTTTGAACGCAGAGCTAAACTTGCTGATCTTGCGTTAAAACAACGTGAGATTGAAACTAAGGAAGACATCGTTGAGATGCAAATGAGAGGATAATATGGTAACAAAACAAGACGTGGACAACATTCTACTACAAGTGAATGCCATTCTTGCTAAGTTGGACGAGAGACTAACTAAGCTTGAACAAGCAGGATCAAAGCCAACACCTAAGAAAACTACAACTAAAGAGCTTGAAGAGGCTTGACATTTTCTAAAAAGTATGCTATAATATTTAGTATATTCAAAGCACCAAACAAAAGGAGAATGCTTTGACCAAAGAAGATGAGGTGTATTACGAAAACTATCTTGACTTATTTTTACACCCAGGTTGGAAACAATTTGTACAGGAAAGTCAAGACATCCTAGATACTCAGAACATTGATGAGATCAAAGATGAAAAGGATTTATTCCTTCTTCAAGGTAGAAGACAAACATTATTAAATGTTGTTCACTTTGAAGCGGGAATAAAAAATGCGTTTGATATGGAGGCGTCTGATGATTAGACGCTTTGATTTCAAATGTATGAAATGTTCACACATTGAAGAACAATGGGTAGATAGCTCTGATGCGTTTGCTACTTGTTTGGAATGTGGAGACACAGCACAGCGGATAATCTCAAGTGTATCCTCACAGTTCAAAGGTACGGGTTGGCCCGATGCTGATGAGAAGTGGGCAAGGGATCACGAAAGAGCCGCCAAGTAAAATTTTATCCATAATGCTACGGCACGGAGTTTAACAATATGGCACAATTAATTGATCGTGCACCCGAAGATCAACAAGAAGGTGAAGAGTTTGCTACTCTTGAAGAGCAACAACAGGTAGAGGAAGCTACTGAAGAGCCAACCCCAGAACCTGAAGTAGAAGACGAGATTCCTGAAAAGTATCGAGGCAAAGAACTCAAAGATATTGTTCAGATGCATCAAGAAGCTGAAAAGCTTTTAGGCCGTCAAAGCTCAGAAGTAGGTGAACTACGCAAGATTGTTGATGATTTCGTTAAGTCACAGATTGAAGCGGCCACTCGCCCACAACAACAACAAGACGAAGAAATTGACTTTTTCTCAGAACCAGAAAAAGCAATTGCCAAAGCTATTGAAAATCATCCAACGCTAAAAGCGGCAGAAGAAACTTCAATGGCAATGAAGCAACAACAAATACTGTCAAAGCTTCAGAGTAACCATCCAGACTTTATTGACATTGTTCAAGATACTAAGTTCCAGGATTGGATAGGCAAATCAAAGGTACGAACAGAATTATATGAACGTGCTGATAAACAATTTGACTATGACTCTGCAGACGAACTTATCACATCGTGGAAAGAACGTCAAAATATGGTAGTGGAGACAGCTAAAGTGCAAGAGGAAGATCGTAAGAGACAACTCAAAGCGGCTTCAACAGGCAGTGCTTCTGGTAGTGGAGAAGCTCCAAGTCGAAAAGTCTATCGTCGTGCTGATATTATTAAACTTATGCAAACTGACCCAAAGCGGTATGCACAACTACAGCCAGAAATTATGGCGGCATACGCAGAGGGACGTGTCAAATAGCGTTAAGGAGATTTAACAATGGCACTAGGTACTAACCACGTCACCAATACTACTGGTGCAACTTTCATCCCCGAAATTTGGAGTGATGAAATTATCGCGGCCTACGAGAACAGTCTCGTCTTGGCTAATCTTGTAAACCGCATGCCAATGACAGGCAAGAAGGGTGACACTATTCACATCCCTAAGCCTACTCGTGGCTCTGCTTCTGCTAAGTCTGCTGAAACTCAGGTAACACTGATTGCGGCTACTGAGTCAGAAGTTCAGGTAAGCGTAGACAAGCACTACGAATACTCACGTCTGATTGAAGACATCACTGACGTTCAAGCACTTGCTTCACTCCGTCAGTTCTACACTCAAGACGCAGGCTATGCTCTTGCCAAGCAGGTTGATACTGACCTGTTCGCATTGGGTAAGTCTTTGGGTGACTCTGATGGTGCAGACTGGGTTCACAGCAACGCATACTACATGGATGCATCTACAGACTTGACAGCTTACGCTGTTGACACTGTAGCGGCGGCTGACATTTTCTCTGACGATGGCTTCCGTGCGGCAATCAAGCAACTTGATGACGCTGATGTTCCTATGGACGGACGCTTCCTTGTTGTTCCTCCATCAGTTGTTGAAACCATTCGTGGTATTACACGCTACAACTCTTCAGACTTTGTGTCTGGAACACCGACAGTAAACGGCCAGATTGGTAGCCTTTACGGTATTTCAATCTACGTTTCTACAAACTGCCCTGTCATTGAAACTGCCGCAGACAATGCCGCAGGCGGTGACTTGAAAGCAGGTATCCTGGGTCACAAAGACTTTGCGGTATTTGCAGAGCAGATGGGTGTTCGTACTCAAACTCAATACAAGCAAGA